CCGTTAACTGATGTTATCATATGTTTTAATCTTGTAGTTAATTCCGGGACTGCATCTTTATTAATTTTTTTAAGACCTCTTAATTCTTGATCAATTTTAACTTCATCATGCCCATTCAAAATTTTATATGTAACTTGAGTTGTACTATAAGGAAGTTCAAATGAGAATTCATTTACTCCTTTAACAATGGAAGAAGAATCAAATTCTTTATTATCTACCTCTGATAAATCTACTTGATGTTCATTATCATTAAGTTTAAAACTATATTCTTTTCCATAACCTAAAATTCTAGAAGCTATTAAAACTGCATTTTTATCTCCTATAATTAAGTCTTTATAATTAACATCTTTATTCACTATCAAAGATTCAATTAATTTATCTAAAACTGTACCTTTTTGGATATAAGCTTGGTTAGTTAAAATATCTTCTTCCTTAGCGGTCATATATTTTATTTCTATTTTTCCACTTGATAGTGGATTTTCTTCAGAGTAAACTAATCCTTTTGATGGTAATTCCACTTCCTCTGTTGGAAATTTAAATTCTGTCATAATCTTTTATTTATTAATAACTTGTTTAATATAAATATGAATATAAAAAAGGAGCTTGACATAGCCAAGCTCCTCTTAAAAAATATTTTTTCTTTTTTTAGAAATTTAATACAGCGTAATCTAATCCTAATGTTAATTCAATTTGTTTAGCTTCATTCTCTGTATCCCAATTGTAATCACCAAATGTAGCTTCTTTTACAAATGCTCCTTTTAATATCCATTCTGAAACTATATCACCTACAGGTCCTAATACATTGATAGTTAAATCTTTCTTATAAAAATCAGAGTAACCATCTCTACCTGTTACTGATTCATGATGTAATCTTACCCATTCCATAGTTGCTTGTGCACCTGATGGAGTAATTGGATCAAATAAAGTCATTGTAACATCATTCCACACTGATTTACCTTTAACTTTTCTTAAAATGTTGATGTGGTTTAATATTACTTCACCTTGTGTTAATGATATAGCGCTAATTCCTTTGATGATAAAACTTGGTATACCATCCATATAAAGGATAAACCTATTGGCTTGTTTTGGCTCAAAAGCGGTGAAAAATATTTCATTGGGATCTAATACTGCCATTTTGTTTTAATTTATTTTCAATTATAAATATTTAATTCTTTTATTTTTATGCTGGGAAAGTAGCTCCAGTTGGTAATATATTGAAATCTAGGTATATAAATTCAGCTGTTTTAGTTGGTTGAATATAAATTTGTCCTATCAATTGATTTCTATCAATAACATCTGGTGTGTTATTTGAATCATCCATTACTACTTTAAAAGCATATAAACCTTGTCTTTGTTGTACACTTGCTAAATATGGATTAACTTGTGTTAAAAAGTTATTTCTTGTAGCAATTGTATTTTGTTCAAATACTAAATTATCTGCTATTTGTGAAATATATCCTTTTAATTCTATTAACAATCTTCTAACATTTACTCTATCTAAAGCTGATGCTTTTGTTTGTAATGTTTTCTGACCAAATACTACTACTCCAGCATTTGGGAAAGTAGCTATTGGATTAACATTAGCTTGATATAAAGTATCTCTATTACCATTTGTTAATTTTCTTTCTGCTCTTAATACAGTTGATAATCCACCTCTACTTAAACCAGCTGGTGCAAACCAAGCTTCTCCTGCTGTATCATTAAAAGCAAATACTCCAGGCATCATTGTTGAAGCAGGTACCCATACTTGAGAACCTAAATCTGGGTCAATTGTTTGAACCCAAGGCCAATATGTAGCAGCATATGAAGAATCAATTGCTGCGGCTCCATTTACAACTGGATTAATTTGTGAACCCCAGTTTCTTAAATCTACAACAGCCAAATTATCTCCTCTTTGTTGAGCATTATCTATCATTGTTGATATTGGAGATGAATGACTTTGTAGTGTTAAACCTGGTGCAACTATTAAATTGTATCTATAGTCATCTTGATTAGCTAATAAGCTAAGTGAGGTTGAGTAATTTTCTGGTACTAAACCTTGAGTGTTAGAACCATCTATATTTTCATAAAAATTAGCTACTATCCCATCAAATGGAGTTCCTTCAGCATCTCCAAATGTTCCAGAAGCAGCTAATGGAATAGATGATGTGTATTGTGATTTTGGATTTCCAGCATTATCAAAATAATTTAATGTTGGAGTTTCAACAGATTTTACTCTTACATAATTACTTAATGTATTATAAGTTCCAGTATTTTCAACATAGTATTCACCTGTACCTGGATCTTCTTGAACTGTTTGAGTTGAGTTACCAATTACTCTTTCAATATAATTAGAAGCATTTGGATCTAATGATATATTAGCCCATGTTTCTAATACTGTTTTTGATGTAGTGATATCATCTCCTCTTCTAATTAATAAACTAAATGTACCAGAAGCTGTATTTGGAGAAACTACTTCCCATCTAATATTGTCAGTTGTTCCAAAAGATAAATCACCATTTGGTCCTTCATAACTTGTACTATTTTGTCCTACTCCTTCAGAAATGGTTTCTAAAGTAAATGAGTTACTAAATGTAGAAATTGTACCTCCATTAAAAGTTCCAACTGGAGTTCCAAGTCCTGCATATAATTGATATAAACCTCCTTGAGTTATATTCCATTGTTGAACATTTAGACCTGTTTGGTTAGGTGTTGTCCCTGGTACTACAGCATGTACAGTAACAACCTCAGTCACTCCATTATATGATGCTGAAACTATTGATCCATAATTAGTATTAATAGAATTAGCAAGTGCTGTTGGTCCACCATTAAAGAAATTTAAATCTATTCCAGGAAGACTATTATTTGTTGAAGAGGTAACAAAAATAGGAGTTGTTGGTCCTAAATTTAATCCTATTGCTTGTTTATTAGGATTTGAAATATCTAAATCATAAGTATAAGTGGCAGATGCTGTAGCTCCAGCCACTGCTATATTACTATTACTTACATCTGAACTTGTTGCTGGTGTGTAAGATCCACTTACTACTCTTGTTACTAATAATGAATCTCCACCTTGTTGGAAATAATTGTAAGCTGCTACTGATGTAAAGTAAGTGTATTCAGCACTCCCACTTTCTACAACACAACCAAATTTATTTTTATATTCACTATAAGTGGTAACTAATGTTGGAAGACCAACAGGACCTTTTACAGTTGGTCCTAATATAGCTGCTCCAGCTTGAATGGGTTGTGCTTGAAGAAATGATTGATCATTTTCTTGAGCTAAAACCCCTGGGGATAATAATACTTCTGCCATTTTCTACAAAATTAATTTTGTTTATAAATATTGTAGAGATTTTTGAAAGTGCAGTTAAGATTTAATGAATTCACCACTTTCTAAATTTACGGTTCCTTCACCATATTTTTCTTTAAGTTGGCTACCTACTTCAGCTTGTTTATTTTCAAAAGTCTCTATGTTTTGTTTTAAGTCTTGTTTAAATTTCTCTAATGTGCTTATTTGGTATTCTATTTGACCTAATTGAAGCACAAAGTCATTTTGTTGTTTCTGTAACTCTGTTAAGTTTGTTAACTCTTCTTGTGATAAAACTGTTTTTTCCATAATTATAAATATTAAAGTTTTTTGTTAAAGTAAATAAAAATATTAGAAATATCAAATTTTTTTTAAAAAGCAGTTTGGGGAGGTGAGTATATTATCTAACAATGAAGAAAATCCTCCCCAATTTTAAACTGCTATTCATTTAATTCTGATCCACTTAATGATAATTGAATTTCAGCATAATATTTTTCATTTGTATCTATTTTATCTACAATTAATTTATTTTCACTATTTATACGAATTCTATACCTATAAAATTGCTCATCTCTTAGAATAATTCCTTTATTAGGATTAAGAATATCTATATCAGTTGTATGTCTATTTGAAGTTTTTTGATTTTGTAAATTTTCAATTTCAGACTTTAATAATAAAATTTCCTTTTCAAGAGTTGAAATTTTAACTTTATCTTCTTGAAGTTGGTTATTAATTATTTTAAATTTTTCACCAAGAAATTTTCCTAGTTCTGATAATATACTCATATAACAATTTTACTTATAACAGTAATCTGTTATAAATATAATAAATTTTAACAAAAAAAGGGGAACCTAAGTTCCCCTATTATTTTATAAATTATAAAAAATCTCTAGAAAATAGAAATCTAAAATAAATTATTATTATTTTCCACCTCCAACATGGTCTGTAAAAGATTCTAGAGTTCCAAAATGACTATTCCAATTATCATAAGCACTCTTAATTGAGTCTGTCATTTCTTGTATTACTTCTTCAAATTCCTGTTTTTTAGTTTCAATTAAATTAGTTAAAACAGTAAGTCCTCTATAAGGATCACCATCATTATCTACTAATGCCATAGCATCTGCTTTAAATCCAGCTACCATATTATCTAATTCTGCATGAGCATCATTTTTCTTTGTATTTAATGCGCTTTCAAAATCTAATACTTGAGCCATTACAATTCCCACATTAGATTTATGATGTGCATTCAATCTATCTTGAGCAAATGAAGCTAATTGTTGATGGTTTTCTTTTACATCATTAAATGATTGAACAACCAAGTCAGCAATTTGATCTGTTATATTTGTATTATTCATTTTTTAATTTTTTAAATGTTAATAATTAAATTACAATCCTGATGATTCACCTTATGGTATATCTTCAGCATCTGGTACATCTTCTAGTCCACCTTCTAATGCTGCTGGTCCACCTTCTAATGCTTTCGCTTCTAATAATTCATCTTGAATCCCGCCCTCAACAACAAATTTTGCATCTGGTCTAAAATTCACCATTTCATCTC